ACCATATCACAGGTTATTAAAGAATTTATTAATGGTGACTTATATTCCCAACGCACCACACTTATACAACTACTAATGCATAATAATAATCCCGAATTCCAATACCTCGCCTATCTATTATACGACCTTCTCTCGAATGATTCTAATGGAACAATAGATACCGCAGAGCAAACACTACTTTTTGATAGTTTACCTTGGCAAATTAAGAAGAATTTCCGAGAGGCAATGAAGACCACAATTAATTATACAAAAAATCTATCAGACTTTAACAGCAGCAAAATACCTATCGAACAACAAATATGTCTTCTTAAAGCTGATGACAATATAAAAGAGAAAGCAATGATAAAACTTAAGGAAGTAAAAGCAAAATCAGAAGATTCGGGTACAAAGGCTAGACAATACTTAGAAGGGCTTCTTAAGATACCATTTGGTATTTATCGCAATGAACCTGTATTGTGTATTATAAAAGAATTACGCGCAACATTTAAAAATCTTCTTCAATTACTAAAAAAAGATGAATTCCCATATGATAATAAATATGATGGCGATATCACAGGAGTGGAGATATATAATTATGTTACTGAATTACGGGATATATATATAACGGAACAAAATCTAAAGCAGGTAAATAAACTTATTGAGATAATGATAACAGGAAATAGACATGCATTAATTGCTAATGTTTGTCTTCTGAATAGCTGCATAAAAAAACATAGAATTAAAAAACATATATGTCATTCAGGAAAGAAAAATATATATATGAGAGATGCGATAAAGAAATTTCTTTTATCACAAAAAGATAACACATCTTTGATAGAAGAAATACAAAATCGTTATAGTAATATTTGCAATCTATCTACATATTGGGAAATTATTACAAATATCGATTCAATTAAACAAAAATGGCATGATATTAACAAAAATATGAAAAAAATAGAAGGAGTCTTAGATGTGGCCATTCATGGGCATCAGAATGCAAAACGTCAAATCGAGAGAATCATCGGGCAATGGGTCAATGGAGAGCAGAAAGGATATTGCTTCGGATTTGAAGGACCGCCAGGTGTCGGCAAAACATCTCTTGCAAAAAAAGGACTCAGTCTATGTTTACAAGATAATGAGAATATCTCGCGCCCCTTCGCTTTCATAGCTATTGGCGGCTCCTGCAATGGTAGCACCCTTAATGGACACAACTACACATATGTCGGCTCAACATGGGGCAGAATTATAGATATACTTATGGAAAAGAAATGTATGAATCCAATTATATTTATTGACGAACTTGATAAGGTCAGCCAGACCGAACATGGGCGAGATATTGTATCAATCCTCACACATCTCACAGATCCCGCACAAAATGAAGAATTTCAAGATAAGTATTTTAGCGGTATTAATATTGATATGAGCAAAGCTTTAATAATATTCTCATACAATGATGCGTCCACGATTGATCCAATTCTATTGGATCGTATTCATAGAATTAAATTTAAGCAACTTACGATTGAAGATAAAATTATTATAGTTAAAAAATATATTTTACCCGAATTATATCAAAATGCCGGATTATGCTCAGTAATCAAATTCTCTGATGCTGTCATCAAATACATAATCGAAAAATACACTCAAGAAGCAGGAGTAAGAAAACTAAAGGAAAGTCTATTCGAAATAATTAGTGAAATAAATTTGAAAATACTTAAAAATGAAAAAGATGCAGTTAAACTACCTTTTAATGTAACAAAGGATTCTGTTAAAAATATATTCCTCAAAGACAAACATAAAATTCGCTACAAAAAAATTCACCCGCAACCTGAAATTGGAATTATGAACGGATTATGGGCTAATTCATTAGGCATGGGGGGCATATGCCCTATTGAATGTAACTGGTTTCCATCCAAAACATTCTTAGACTTAAAATTAACAGGGATGCAAGGAAATGTTATGAAAGAAAGCATGAATGTAGCAAAAACACTCGCTTGGAAACTCACTCCGCATTCTAAACAGCAACAACTTTTAACCAAATTTGAAAAAGAACATCTTTGGGCAGGTATTCACATTCATTGCCCAGAAGGCGCCACCCCAAAAGATGGACCTTCCGCAGGTACTGCCATTACCATCGCTATATTTAGCCTTCTTAATTCTAAAAAAATTAAAAATAATATTGCCATTACAGGAGAAATAAATTTACAAGGGAATCCAACAGCTATAGGAGGTCTAGATCTAAAAATTTTAGGAGGGATAAAAGCCGGCGTAAAAGAATTTATCTATCCAAAAGAAAATAAATACGATTTTAAAAAATTTATGGATAAATATCGTGATAATACCTGCACGACAGGTATCCTTTTTCATAAGGTACAATCAATCAAAGATGTATTAGATTTAGTTTTTGTATAATATATTTATATATATATAATGGCTTTACTTTTTAGCTTCCTACCTATTGTAGAATATTTCTCACTTATTGCACCTACTATCATAGCCTTATTTATTTTATTTGCCGGTGTATTAAACAAGGACCTTAAAGGACTCATATATATAGCAGGACTCATGATATCCGTCATAATAGGAATAATGATCAAACCCTTCTTCGGGGGATCTATTCCTCAAGATGCTCATGCCGCTTGCAATATCTTCGGCGATAGTTTCCCTAACAGCCAATTCTCTAATCCATCTTTAGATACCCTATCTATCGCATTTAGCGCCGCCTATCTACTCATACCTATGTTCGTTAATGGTAATATCAATTGGATCATTATTATGTCCTTTATTTTAGTCCTTTTCACCAATGGCGTATTCAGACTGAAACTTACATGCAATCAACCTCTAGACCTTATTATCGGCTGTCTTATTGGACTTCTATGTGGTGGCGGCTTTTATGCTTTTATTAAAGAATTCGGAGGTGATGAATATCTTTTCTTCTCCAATCCCGATAGCAATAATGTAGTGTGCGATAAACCTTCATCCACAAAATTTAAATGCGTTGTTTATAAGAATGGCGAAATTATAAAGCAATTATAAATTATTATTTATCTTAGTAACAAATAATAATTATTTAAAATGCATATAATTAGCATTTACCCAATTTGTTACCAGCGCAATCATCGCACGACGCCCGCTGGTATCTGATAGACCTCCACCTAATGTCCCTTTATATTGTGAAAAAATATATATAAACTGCTTCGTCATATTAATGAAATGTGAGTTCTCATATTTTTTTAAATCAGCTAAAGTTAGTAACTTCTTTCCTGTCCGACGATTAACATCATTATGAAAAGCAAGAATAAGCTGAATAAATTGTTGTTTGGTATTTGCCCGTGCAAGCCGCGCACCGGTAAAGAATTTAGCCGCATGCTCTTGACAATACGGACATGGCAATACATTGCAAATCTTAACGACCAAATTTAAACTACTCCTACTATTTTTTTTATAAAATTCATCATCTATTTTGGCAGCTAAGCTATGAAAGAAATCCCATGTTGGTTTTGCCCATATATATGACATATAAATATTAGCAATATCTTTTTTTGATGAAATTTTCGCTCTACCAGAGCTCTTCTTTTGCATACAACTAAGGCATACCATCTATATAATAGTAATATAAAGATTATATTATGATATACCCCATATGAATTATGTGATGGAAGGAGATACAAATTTTCAAAACCTTCTCATGGAAGCTATATGTGCACCAGATAAATGCGATAAAAAATTGTGTCTTATTAGTAATCAAGAATTAGAAAAACAGCATATTACACTACAATGCAAACATTCTTTTAATTATTTACCACTCTTTAAGGAGATCGTAAAACAGAAAAAAATGAATAACGTTCTAGAGATACAAAAACTGAAACAACACCAACTAAAATGCCCTTATTGCCGCATAGTACAAAATCGCATCTTACCTTATAATGAGAAATTACGAAAAAAAGTGACAGGAGTCAATTGGCCTCCATCTATATCAATGCTTGCAAATATTTGTAGCGCCATATTAAAATCGGGAAAACGAGCTGGAAACTCATGTGGACGATCATGCTTTGCAAAATATTGCGCCACCCATAAAAAATATACTTTGTTCAATAAACCTGCAATACCAACTTGTTCACAGACTCTTAAAAGCGGCAAACGAAAGGGGCTGCAGTGCAAAAATAAAAGAAAAAAAGATGGGTTTTGCGGCATTCATATTCCTAAAATAATTAATGTATCGCAAAAAGAAAATAAATGATGTATATATATATATATACATTATGGAGACACGACAGGACCGCGAACAACTAATAGATAATGTTAAAAATTGGATTGATTTAGATGAAGAATTAAAAGTATTACGGAAAAAAGCCCGCAAACTCAGAGAACAAAAGAAAGATTTAACATCCTCACTTGTTTCTATTATGAAAAACAACGATATAGATTGCTTCGACGTCAATAATGGACAGCTCATCCGGACAACTCGTCAGGTCAAAACACCTCTCAGTAAGAAACATCTACTAACATCCTTGACAGAATACTTCCGAAATGATCCCAAAGTTGTTAAAGATTTGGGGACTTTTATTATGAATAGTCGCACTAGTAAAACAAAAGAGGATATACGGCGAAAAATAAATCTTAAATAGAATATATATATGGATAATACCTATACAAACAAAATAATAATGAAATTACAAGATCAAATAAACCCGTCCATTATAAAACAACAATCTATCATCCATAATCCATTAAAACAACCAAAGCAAAACTTAAAATCTCATTCTTACCAATACCTAAGTACACCCTCAATTAACCTTAATAATATTCCATGCCAAAAAAAACAACGTATTTTTATATGTATATATCATATTCAAGAGCAAGAAACACCCTTCTTAGAATATTTATTGTATAAATATCCGAAAAAAGAGTGCGACGTATGTCTGTTTCCATTTATTGAAAGAGATAGCAAGAAACAACTAAAAACACAGATTATTGACTTCTTCAAAAATATCATTAATATAGCACAACCATGGACATTAAAAGGATATATCCAAGAAAAGAAGGACATCTATATGTTGTTTCATTTACCGCATGCAGGAGATTTATTGGGAGAACATATCCTTCGACGAGGGTCTGAATGGTGGTGGTGCCTTATTGATGAAATATGTAATCAACGCCATATTGTCAATTTCCCTATTCACTATTCAGTCACAAACCTATTCTTAAAAAACCCAGATCTCATCTATCTTGAAGATACAAAGGGAGATAATTATCCCATTCCTAGAGCATTGTATTATGGAACATATTCATCCATCGCCCCCTTTTATTTTGTCTTTGGACCAAAACAAACTGTGGCGGGGCGTTACGGACCTTACTACTATCTTGGGTCTTATGAAAAAATTATTCGGTATGCCGGCTGGTCTCCTGAATATACACCACTGAAAAAAAACAATGTATCTATCGCTGATGAGCATGGTCAACTCTTAGAAGGTGGTGGAATTATTCGCTATGCCGTTTTTTTAGGAAAAATCAAAGTTCTACTAAATCACCCTCATGATGAGAAACATTCAGATATACCCATTAAGAATACACTCGATTTTCAATTCAGAATGGAAGATAGAGATGGCAAGTGGGCTATAAATCATGATAGTCTATACTATGGGCGAGCACAACTCGCTGGGCACCCAATAAGGCGCTGGCGCATAAATCCCGGATTTGTAACGAAAAATTTTAATCAACAAATCCCGCTGTCTATGCACCTTTTAGATAAAAAAACACTGAAAACTAATTGGGACCCCCATTACTATAAATATTATATTCAATAATATATAATGATAAACATAGGAATTCTTATATTTGGTATTGTAGTCACACGTGGATTCTTTGCTACACTTCCCATGATGTTTCCACAAATAGATAGAGAAACATATCTGCCATATGAACTTTGGCTCTATGCATTGGCTGTTTTTATAGCAGTACTACCGCGTTCTGTTGGTTCTTATGTATATATCTTGAAAGCCGAAGGAAGATAAAATATTATTTAATTCATTTTAAAATTGAATTAAATAATATTCTATAATTATTATTATTATATTATGAATAAACGAATTAATAAGACAATCGACAAATGGTGGACCGCACTACGGGAAGACCTTCAGACACAAATTTCAGCAGAACCCTCCATGACTGCTGAAGCATTCCTCCTACACTTGTGGGACAAATCACCTTTAATATTGAAAGAAAGTGATTATCAAAAACGCCAGCGCGCGAAAAATATTGTACCCCTCTATGAACGTTGCACCGCCAAACGCGCAAATAGCGAGCAATGTACCCGCCGACGACGAGAAGGAGATAATTTCTGCGGAACCCATGCAAAGGGTACACCGCACGGCATCATTAATATGGACGCTATAGAGACACCACTCAAAAAAGTCGATGTATGGATTCAAGAAATCGGCGGTATTAGTTATTATATTGACGGCGACGGGAATGTCTATAATCCGCAAGATGTCTTCCAGAATAAAGTCGACCCACGAAAAATACACCGATATGAAAAGAAAAGCGACGGCGACGGAGGCGATATATACATTATCTCCTCCTAAAACTAACATTTAATCCCCAATTTTTTAATTACATCAGTTTGTACACCAAAAATTGTATGGAAAAATATTCCCAATAAAAACCAACCAATTGTAGTTAATACTAAAGGAATTTGGGATATATAAGTCGTTAAAGCAGCTCCAGCTAATGTTAGTAGATAATCAACAATAGCAACACCCAAAAATTGCCACCTATGAACACCTTCTTTTGGAATCCCAAAGAAATTACGATATTTACTAAATATACATACACTCATCTATAATTAAAATATATTAAAATGCGATCAATATATCTTTGTTTAATATTTATCTATGTTAATGTCGGAATCTATACGTGTATTAACCTTCAATATATATATAGGACACCCCTATTATCTATTAGAAGGTAAACATTCCCTCGCACAATCTATACGATTAGATTCACAAATTGAAGAAATAAAGAAATTACAACCAGATATATTTTGTCTTCAAGAAATGTACTCATCAAACCTATTAGATACATACAAAGAAAAGTTTCCAGATTTCGATTGCTTTTATGTAAAAGATACTATAGCATTTAACCATGTTTTTCTATACACAATTCTCTTATGCTTCTATATTTATATAATACACTTGCCCTTGAATACGGAATATATACTATTTCTACTCGTATTATTTAGCAGCTGCTGCTATTACTTTGTCTTCTATACTTCACCCGGAATTTTTATTAATGGAAATATCAGAACCGCAAATGTTATTTTTTATAGAAGAAATAAATTTAAATATAAAAGCGGGAATGCTCACTATTTTCATAATCAAGATGGCGACATCCTCAATATGGGCAGAAAAAGAGGCTTTGTAACCCTCAACTTAACCTACAAAAATAAAGAAATACAAATTATTAATTGCCATCTTAGCAATAAACAAGATAACTTAGAACGCTATCAACCACCTATATCTAATATAAATAGATACGAACAAGTATTGCAACTTATCAAACTACATAAATTAAAAGATACGCAAACCCCAATTATCATTTGCGGTGACTTCAACTCAAGCAATACTACCCTCGAAGTTTGTAAACTCAAAAAATATATGAAACAAACACTTGCCAAAAAATATAATCATACATGGAGTAAAACTAATGATTTAACCTCATTGTTCCACATTAGCGATGATCATCAAGCCGATTATATATTCTATAAATCTCTTAAATGCATAAGCGGTAATATGGTTTTTAATAATATAAAGCCAAATTTATCCGACCATTATGGCGTCTTTTCATCTTTAATCTTATTATAGTCAGACCTATATAACCCATACATAACGCTGAATAATCCAAGACTAGTAAAAATATGCCACCAAGCATGCAAATAATAGTGATGCACATAGTCACAAAAAAACTTATCAATAATCCAACAAATACCTCCAATAGCAAAGAAGAAAATATATAACTTATAAAGAACCGGATCTTGCGCTAATCGAAGCGCTTGCATGCTTAGATAGATATTAACGCCAACAATGGAAATAAAGAAGATAATGAAATATTTATAAAATGATAGATAGAAAAAAACTATACATAATAGCAAACCTTGAGGTATAATAGGATGATGATAACGTAAGCCATAAAAACTAGTCATAAGCATTGCTAACTCATCTGCCCACTGCCCATAATAGCGAAGAGTCCCATGCAACATAATTGATCCCAGACCAATCCACATTACCCCAATTGCTATAGGTCGAATACGCGTATGCAAAAATAACCACCCTACAAATAAATAAAGGAAAGAACTAAGCGTATTATAATATTCAGCAATCCACGTGGAATGCACATATGGCTCTTCACAAAAACTAATACTGGCATCGGGTATACCCCAAAAATACATATTTATAATTTGTAAATATGTATCTAAACAGCTTCTTAATATTAATTGTTATGAGCTTCTTTCTCCACCTTTTTATATTTTTCAACACAAAAAAAACGTTTATATTTCTTCTTTCCCTCTTTTGTATAACCATCACACTCTCGTACAGGACGCATCTGATAATCCGAAGCTTTCAATAACTGGCGCACCAGATTTAACAGCGGCCAACGCTCCTTCTGTGCCGCCGTCTGTTGCAAACCCGTCATCGCCGAAGAACTATAAATCTGCTTAATATTCTTAATATCACCAGAGATACTATTATATGTGGACATAGAGAGAAATACCTCACGCGGAATCTTCATTCCTTGCAATTGCCCCTCATCGGTAAAAGGGATATTACACTTATTCAACAATAATCTCACCTTTTCATTCATTATTTGTTATATATAATTATTTCTTAAATGAAAATAATTACATAAATTATGTGCTTAACGACGGCGACGGCGACTGCGTCGGCGCGATCCACCACGAAGGGCTCCACGGCGCTTCAACATACGCCGCGCACGGCGTGCTATGTGTTGGTAGGTGCTGCGCCGGTGACGCGGGCGCGACTTTCCGCGGTAAGTACGACGCGGCTTCCCCCATTGCCGGGCACGCACATAGGCTGCATATAAACCCTTTTTATTAACGCGGCACGTCCCTTTGGCGCATACAGGAAAACTCTTTTTCGGTCCCAAAAAGCACTTACGACCACAATTACGCAACATAACAGTACGCGCATGTCCTTGAGGAGCAATCTTCCCCCAACCAGCCCATGGAACAGCTTTTCTGCCGCCGCGCCGCCGCCGAGTTCGGTGATTTTTTCTACGTGAGTGTCTAGACATTATACAAATAGTCGATATTAAATTGTTAAACTATAAGGCATTATCCCTAAACGCAAACGAATGTTGATGCTCTCAACAACAGCAGGTACATCCGCAATTGTATCAACCACAAAATGCGCACCCGCATTTTGCAACATCTCTCGTGATTTCTTATTTCTCGCTTCCAACTCTTCCATCGAGAGACTACGCTCATGCTCCAAACTATCAACATCCATATAATTGGAATATCGCGAAACCCCTATGGTCCAACATCCCGCCGCCAAACCTTCCCCAATACCACCAATCGTATCATCGACTTTTACAACTGACTGAATTGGACTAACATCTAATATATCTAAATTCTTATACACCATAAATGGACCCGGACGCGCCCCATGAATTACGTCATCACCCGCAACCGCGCAATCCGGGGAATAACCTTGCGCGCGCGTTTCTTTCAAGAGCACATCCACCATCTCACGCGTAAAACCCGTTGTCATACCTATTTTGAGATTATATTTATGCCGCAAATCATATACCGCCTGTTTCGTGCCGTAGATTAACGTCGAATAATCCGGCAAACAAGCCAATTGCAGCGGAACAAAATCCGCAAACATTTTCTCGACATCTTTCTCATTAGGCGGTACGCCATGTTTCAACTCCCATCTCTCTGCAACCTCAGGTATTTGTAGGATCTCAGCTATGTGTAAATCCTTTCTTAAACCCATCGGCAATCTCGCCTCTGCCATTGTAATAGGAACACCATGTTTGCGAAACACATCGCGAAAAACTACTGCCGGCGCAATCACATACTTGTCCGCAGTCGTTCCACTCCAATCAAGAATACACGCCTTAAGTGGTCCAACATATTTACGTACATATCTATACATTTAGTAAATGTATTAAACGCCGTCTATTTATATTGATTATATGAAAGATATTATTGCTAAGACTATTGGATTCAAAGTATTAAATAATATGATTCAGTTCCAATTGTCCACCAAACATGCAAATAATATAGTATCTGGTATTCATGCTACTGCAACAGCGCTAGCACTACTTGAATACTTCTATAATCCTACAAAAAAAAAATTTAATAGTATCCGTTCATTTTCAACAGCCTATTTTTTATATGATGTCGGTCAAATCATCGCTTACCAAAAATTACACTTTATGCAATTTTCATATATATATCACCATCTAGCGGCAATTTATATGCTGCATATACCAAAACATATTATACCCATTAGTGAAATATTGCTACTTGGAGAATTATCTAATCTACCCGGCTACCCCCTCTACTACTATCTTCATACAAAAACAGCAAATAAACAGAAAATTGTCTTTTTGCGTATATTACAAAAATTTATGTATGCAGGTATCCGGGTTCCTGTCATGACGCAGATGCTTATACAATTCCTTCGAACACCATACACTCCTGCCAAAAAACTAGCTTACCCAATCTTTCCAGTCTGGTTAATGGGCATGATCTGGTCTTTTAAAATTATCTCACAATAATATATATAAATGTCCCAAGATAGAAATACCGGTTCATTATTTTCTATCCCACTTGGCTCTGAGGAAAGACATGAACACTCGCCGCCGCCGCCCATGCATCAACAGGCGCCGCCGGCGCCGCGGGTGCGGGCACGCAAACGGGCAGCAGTGCCTGTGGCAGCAGCACCTGCGGCACCTGCGGCAGCACCCAACCCCGATATCGGATCACCTCATCATCCCTTCGAGGTCGCAAGCGCAAAATACCCCAAACATCCACCTATACCAGCCCGGACTCTCGTAAGCGCGCCAGCAACCGCCATCACTGATCCACTTGTAGCCACCGCCACTGATGCTCCCGGTATTGGTTGCAGTTATCAATGTCCATCTAAAGTTTTGCGCGGCGCGCCATTAGGTCGCATAAATCCCGCAGGGAGGGCGCACAACATTACCAAAATTTATATTACACAAGCCATGTATGCTTGTACGCGATGGCGGGTAGTACGCTTTGGCGGCAGCGTGGCTGCGGAGGACGCGGGCGCGGACGGAGTAACTGCGTTTGATGCTGGTGCCTTTGGAAAAATCTTTCGCGCAAATATTGCAAAAATGAAACACACTGGGGGTTATACAACCATACACGATGCCGTTATAAAGGGAAGTGTCATGCGAGAGGCTAACCTACGTAATTTTTTTGAGGAATGTCGTATTGCCCGCAAAACTGCATCTCTTGGAATAGGACCGGAAATATATGGTCATTTTTGTTGTAGAGTTGCCGATACATCTGAACCACAGATAATTAGACGCGGGGGGCGGCAGCGACAAGGACCCAATATTAATAAGAAGTGGTGGTTATGCGTACTTATCATGAAAGGATATACCGAAAAGGCCACAAATGCTATCTTCCACGATACCGCCGAGAATACTACCAAAACTGAAAAGAAAAATATATTAAGAGACATATTAGCATTAATAAAAAAAACTACTAATAATAACATTTTTTGCTATGATGTAAAACTTGGAAATTACGTTGTAGGATTCCAAGACGCGGTGGGCACCGGCGAACGCATCTTTGTTCGAATGATTGACTTTGGTACCGATTTTTGCAGACAAACGCTACCAGAATCTTTGACGCAGCTACATCAACGCGTGCAGCTCATCGTACAGCGCCGCGCTCGCCGTCGCGACAGCGGCATCACAAATGAAGCACAACCAGCATCGGATGCGGTTTATCACAAACTTGCACAACAAACCTCTCCCAATCATCCAGAAAGGGCTGAAGTGTTTCTTAAAGAAGTTTGTTCCAATATAATTCAAATAATATTTATGTTAGGAACTATCCATGAGTTGGAACGCCTCGAGCGCCGCGCGGCGGCATTCGAGTTCGCGCTGCCGGCTTGGTTCACGGACAGCAAGTTGGCTATTTGGGGAGTTTTTTTAGAACAACCCATTGTTGCACAAATTTGTAATCCAGCAGGAACTATGACTGCCATTAATGATACCATGTTAGAGGCTGTATTAAATGTTATAGGCGCAGATCGAGGTTTTTTTCGAAATACATTACATTATGGTGGGTACAATACACATGAAGTTACAAACCGGTTAGGAGCTGCACACGACAATTTAATGGATCAATGGGATGGCAGCGCACCTTCACCACCTTTAATG